TTACAGTTTTGTTCTCTTTTCGTCCCCGCGAACTTGCGAGAGCTTCACGAGAACGGCGTCAGTCTCATCAGGCGCAACACGAGCATAGTGCTCGATCACCTGTGAGGCTGTTCGGATAGACCAGCCCATGTAGTCGGCAATTTCCGACAAACTCAGACCAGCGTTTAAGAGCATGGTTGCCGCCGTTCCCCGGCAATCCTGCAATCTCAGTTCAGAAGATAATCCCGCCTTGTCGCGCCACTGCCTCACACCCTCAGAAGCGCGGTGTTCAGTGAGCGGCCCGCCGGACGCATTGGCGAGGATAAGAAAGCGGTCACGCGGCGTCTGATCGATCACCGCAGCAAGTTCCCCATCGATTGGAATGTGAGCCGATCGACCGCGCTTGTTCGTCTTACGAATCCGCAGCCGCCTGCCCCTTGCTGTCTCTTCAATCTGGCCTCTGTTGAGCTTTATCAGATCCCCAGGGCGAAGGCCGGTTTCACATGCGACGGTCAGAATGCGCCTTACCCACTCAGGAGCCTTGGCATTGAAGGCGTCACGGTCAGCCCTCGTCCAGACGATTTCAGAGCGGTCTACTTCGTAAAGCCGTCTGAGCTTGTCGCAGTGGTGCTCTGAAATGTGGCCCTCTTCGACTGCCCAATTCAGAAGCCGCACCGCGTGAGTTCCGGCCATATCGTGCTGTTTGGGCGAGTGCTTCCACTTCGTGCGCCACTTGTTCATTTCGCCGCGAGAGCCGCGTTCTTCCCAGATCACCGCCGGAGCGTCGTGAAAATGCGCGGCCCATCGGAGGAGCCATTTCTTGATATCCTGTTTCGAACGGTCGCCTTTTGGCATGGCCGCGCTGTCGAAAAAGAGTTCAACAAGCGCCGGACAGGTCAGGACTGAAGGCTTAGGACGTTTGGCAATTTCAGCGTAGGCAATCAGAAAGTCCGGGTCGGTTGGATTCCGGTGATCATCTTCCCAGAATTTCGGAGAGCCTTTGCCGCGCCCATAATAGAAGTGAAAACGGGATTTCCCGCTGGCCAGCTTACGTCGAACGCGATGGATACCTTTAGGAAGTTTCACGACCGCGCCTCCACTCTTCCAGAGGGGACACTTTTCCAGATGATTTATCTTCCCCGGCCCGAATCATCACGCGCCCATCAGGAAGCGTTTCAATATCGAGACGTGTGCAGCCCTCAGCCTTTAGCAGACGATAAATTTTTGCGAGGTCTTCAGCTTTAGGGAGAGACGGTCTAGGCATCGTCTTCCTCCCTGTAATTGATGTGGTTCGGATTCGTCGGCCACCCTTCCGGGTCGAAGTCATATTGCCCCTGCCAAGTAATCCCGTCGCGGCGTTCAATAAAAAATGGAAGCGCAAGGCTCGAAGCGTCGATTGCAATTAGCCCCACAAGGCGACGAAGCCCCAACGGCTTCCATTCGAGCGGCCCTGTCCTGCCTTTGCCTCGTTGGGTGTCCGCGAAAAATATCTTGTGATCTTCGTATTCGAAATATCCAATCTGCTGCTGGCGATCGATAAAAGTGTGAACACAAACTTCACTGTCGATACAAACTTCCAGAAAACGAGCCAACGCTTCATCAAAGCGGTACGGCCTGCCTTGCTCCATGAAGGAAGGAACTTTCACCTCGTCGTCAGGCCGATGCACCATTGTCGAGAAATATTCCGCCACTTCTGCCGAACCTGTAGGTTTGTCCGTGGCCAGTAATGCGATCACCATTCGAGCGGCATCCAGAAGCGTCATATCCGGTGCTCCTCTACCGCCACGACCAGAGGTTAGAAGTCCCGCTTCTTTGAGTTCGCGCGCGTAGAACTTCAGGGACGCATAGGGAACGCCTGTAGCTCTTTCGACTTCTTGAAGGAAAATTCGTGACTTCATAATATGAGAGTATCACGCACTCATTTCATGTCAAGAATAAGTGCGAGATACTCACACTTTCACCACTCTCATGCTGTTCCGGCATGTTTTTTCCCGAAAAGACGGGCATTATTCGCGAAATCCGTCGCAAGTCGCGAATACTCAGATAAGGCAATACTGAAAAAAAATTCTTGCCCGCTCGCCTCTATCCGAATCACCGCTTCAGGCGGGTCGGTACGGGAAACAAAAGTCCGAACTTCAGAGATTCTCCGCACTTCGATGTCATCATCGTCATTCATATTCATTCCCCCAGTCGACCAATTGCATCGCCTTTGCAGGATCAATTCCGGCCTCTTTCGCTTGCGCCAACGCGCCGACGATTGCCGTGATCGCCCTGGCCCTTCCGCCCGCGTCAAAGGCTTGCAGAGGTCGCAGCGTGTCGATCGTAACAGAGCCGCCGAGCTTGGCGCTTGCTTCCTCTGCCATCATCGCGGCAATAGGCTGTAATTGCCACTGAGCCACATGCCTTTGAGCTTCCCTCACCATCGGCCCAGTCGTGGCCGCATTAGCCAATCCGGGCAAAACACCGAATGCAAGATAGATCGCATCACGCGCCGCATTCAGCGTTTCGCGAGTCATGGCTTTGCTGAGATCAGGGGTCAGGTCATTGCTTTTCCAATCTGACATTGGCCCCGGCCCGCCCGCCGCCGTCACATTCATTGATTCCCGAATGAGAACTTTTCCGCGATTACCTCTGAAACCACGCGCAAGGCTTTCCAGATCGGTTTCAGGTGCTTCTGGAAAGGGCACAATCTGCGAGGCGATTGGTGCGGTCTCATATACTTCAGACAAAGCCGTTTCGACCGCCTGTAAAAGTCCAGCCGTTAATTGCGCCCGCTTCAGTGGTGCCGTCCCGTAATATGGTGCCGAAATGTCAGAGCCGATTCGGAAGTGCAAAACTTCCCCTGCCAAGGCTGTTTCGGTTCTCCCACCGCCGGATTCCGAAATTGAAACCCGATAAGCAAGCGGTTCAGCATCACGGGTTTTCAAATCCCAATCAGAGCATGGAATCAGTCGATCCCTGATCAGAAACACCGCCTCGCCCCGCAAGGCTAGCGCCCGTGCAGTTAGCGCCAGCGAGCGACGATCCAGAAAGTCTGTACCCTTCACATCTGCGAGGCTTAGACCGCCTTCCCAGAGCGAAACGCAACTCTGCACCGTTGCAGTGAGCTGGCCAATGCCCGACCGGCCCGAAATGTAACTTTCTCGCGCCGCCATGATTTCCGCCGTAAAGCCGGAAGCCGCAGACCGCTTTTGTTCTTTCCGTCTAAATGGCCACATTTCCCGGCCTCCTGTATGGTTTCAGCAGATCAGCCGCGCCGCTGAGTGAAATTGCTTTGGCTGCGAACGCTGCAATTCGCGTACGGCCATGACTTTCGATGTCTGCAAATTCGTCGTGGAATTGTTCAGCAATGCCGCGAGAATATTCGTGAAGTCGTCGCCAAGCCTCCACAATCGCAGCGGGTGGATCATCGCTTGTGCCCACCGTCGCCGTTATCCGGTAGGTTTCGCCTTCAGTCGTACAGAGCCCGCCATACGGCCCTGCCGTTAGCGAGACTTCGGCCCAGGCATCGTTTTCCCAGATTTCAAAGGTCGTGATTGTTGCCGGATAGAGCGGCGCTTGCCATTCGCCCCCGCCTTCCACTGTCCACGTCACGGCACGTTCGCCCCATCGATAGGCGATCCAACTTTCCATTCTCTGCCAAATGACGCCCGGTTCAATATTCTCAATGTGACCGAAAGAGCCATTCAGGCCGCTAGGATCAGACCAGTGTTCGTAAGGCGTGACAGCCGGATAACTCGCCGGTATGGCTTCTTGTTGTTTCAGCGTTGTCGCCATGTCAGAGCCTCCACCGTTTGAGGTGTGACACCGAAGCCGCTTCACTGCGTGAACTCGTAGTGAGCCCCCAGCTTCTCGCCTCAATTTGCGCTTGGCTGTAGGCTGGCCGCGTGACTGCCGAGAGTTCAAACAGAGACGCATTCGTCACCGTTCGGAGAAGCCCATTGCTCCGCCGTTCAATGCGCTCGCCGCCGCGTGCTGCCCTGAATCCCGGAGATAGCCCGCGAATAAGGCCCGCAGCATGAGCCGCGAGGAAATCCCGCGCCCAACTCGTTCCGGTTTGGATTCTGGCCTCAATTTCGAGCGCCGTGTCAGTGTCTCTCAATTCGAGCGTTCCCGCTGATCGGCTTGCCAATGGCTTGTTGTAGTCATGCCCGGAGAGAAGGTGAATTTCCTCCCCGCGCTCGATCCGTTCAGCAAATGCACGTGAAGCAAAAACTTCGCTTCTGCCTTCTGCTAATTCGGTCTCAACGCCATAAGGAAACGAGGCACGAAGGCGAGTTTCCCCGCCTTCTGCCCGCACCTCTAAAGCGCCATGATCAACGCCCCAGAGCATTATTCGCTCACTTCCAGTTCAAGGCCGGTGATCAGTTCGAGTTGAGACGGTCGGGCCACCGTCACGTCAGCCGTGGTCAAGGCAGTGAGCCGAAGCCCGCCGCTTTGTGCGTCCGAATACGGGTCGCGGATCAGATCCACACCGCCCCAGACACCCACGAAGATCGGCGCAACGCCGCCCGCTGAAGTGGTCAAGAGAACTTGCGTTTCAGACGGATCGCCGGAAGGGTCTGCAAGCGCATTTGTGCTCATGGCAATATTTCCGGACGGAATATGCTTCACAAGCCGATCCCATTCACTGACCGCAGTTCCTGAAATCAGGGTGTCATCGAGAAGTGACCAGAGTTCAGGACGGATCAGCGCCCGCACCGAGTTGGGCGAGCCCGCCGCATTCGCACTCATGAAGCGAACCACTCCGGCCCGGAATGCCGCCCAGTCTGCCAATGCGCCCGCGTCGGTTGCCGTGATCCCATATGTCGATTGACCCGTGATCACACCGAGCGGTTCACCGCTTGAACCTGCACCGAGAAAGATTGCCGCGTCCATCGCCTGCCCGATTGCCGAGTTCATATCGCGGCGCACGGCCTGTTCCAGAGCATCGCCGGATTGCTTCAGAGCTTTGCGGGTAATCTTCATCTGAATACCAAGGTTCTGTTCAGGCTTCAGAGCTTTGTCAGTAGTTGCAAAGGCAGAAGGCCCAGGCACGTTGGCGGTTTCACCATTTGCCCACCCGGCACTCACGGAGCTTGTCACAACCGGCCATTCCGTCGCGCCTGCATCAATGCTGATCATTTGAGCGCCCATGCGAGACGCCACCGAGTCAGGGAAAAGCCGGTCGATGATTGGCCGGGTTTGCAACGGGTCAGGCGTTCCGCTTGCGACTGTTTCGCCGGCACGAAGTTCAAGCGCCTGCCAAGGGACTGGCATCCCGCGATAACCGCCTTTTGAACGAAGTTCCTGCACGATTTCAGCCGTTGCACCGTCGAGTGCGCGGCCTTCGTCGAGCGCCAACGCTACTTGGCGCATTTCGAACTTGCCGACCAGTTCAGCCCATTCATTGCCAGAGCGGGTTTCGAGTTCCTTTCCAGCATCGCGACGTTCTTCATCTTCCGCGATAAGCGCTGCACGGTATTTGGTTTCGTTCTGACGATATTCCGTGTCGAGTGTTTCCATCGAACGGGTTTCGTCGTCAGTGAGTTCAGGCTTGCCAACGAGTGCGGCAAGGCTTTGCCGAATCTCTGATTGGCGATGTGAGATTTTTACCGAATTGAGCATTTTTAAAGTCCTTTTTGGAGTAGAGACCGCCATGCTTGGCGCGTTGGCGGTAAGGGCTTCAGGCCCGCTTCGGTTCGTGTTTTGCGAGCGTGACAACGCCCGCAGAGTGATTGAAGATTGTCGAGAGACCATGCGAGGTCTGGACGATCCCGCACCGGCTTGATGTGGTCGATTTCCAGCCCGACTTTTTCGCCGCATTGAACGCATTTCCAGCCGTCACGCTGAAGCGCCTGGACCCTTATCGCCTTCCAGCGTGGCCCGCGTGTGATGTGCCGGGAATACCGTTTGAAGGTTTTCAGCCCCATGCCATGCGCCCCCCTTTGTGAAGAGGTCGCGCCATAATCCGAGCGCCTTCAGCGACCGCGATCACCGAGGCTTGCACTGGATCAATCCGGCCCCGAGAACGGCCCTTGGCGAGCTTGGCATTGTTGGCAGGATCGCGAAGAACAACGGCGTCCGCGAATGCTGACCGGAGCAGAAGTGAAGGCGTCGAGATGACTTGCCCGTCATATGCGGCGCGCTGGAAGCGTTCCACGTCTTCGTTTCCATCACGCCAGCCCGTACCGCGCCAGATCACCGGAGAACGAATGCCTGCCGCCTGTATGGCCTCACCTAATTCAGCTTGCTTGAACCTGTCGGCAATGATCGCCGCCACCGTCTGCCCTTCCACATGGTTCATGGTGTGGCTAAGCCATGCCGCAATCGGCACAGTCTGATCACCGAGCGTTCCAAGTTCCCCGCGCCGGTTCATCTCCACATAGCGATCCCCCACGCCGTCGCGCTGGCCGCGATCCAGTAAACCGGGATTTGATGGGAACGTGCCGACACATTCGAGACGGCCCGTTTCAGGCCAGTAAAACGCCGCCGCTGACATGGAGGCCGAGCCGCCGAGGTCTACACCGATCACGACTTGGCCTTGTCGCGGCGGAAGGTTTGAAGCCTCGCAGGCAAGCCATTCATCGACGGTCAAAACCACGTCGCGGTTTGCATCTGAGACGCGCTCATTCCGGTTGTAGAGCCGAAAGGAAGTGAGGGCAGAACCGCCCCGCGCAATCGCCCGTTTCGCTTCTCGTTCAAGCGTTTTGAGGTCCGCACCGATCCCACATTTTGCGCCGGGATTTGCTTGTTCGAGACTTTCCAGATCGTCAGCAGGCAGTCCGCTGGATGGTCTGTGTTCCTGAATATAAACACCGTCTTGCGGTTCATCGAGCCATCTGGAAAACGGGTGTGTGTCGTCAGGCGCAGACGTGGAAATGATCAAAGCCCGTCCGCCGCGTTTGTGCAGGCCGGAAATCAGTGCCGCTTCAAGAGCGTCACCTTGTTCGATCATCCAGTGGCCGCGTTCATCCATGATCACGAGCGTCGGAGCCGTGCCGAGTGCAGACTTGCCGTCTGCCGCGATCACGCGAATGATGTGGCCGCCGCCGTCGCCATCAAATTCGATTTCCAGCCGTGGAGATTTGCGAACGGTGATTTGTTCACGGATTTCATCTGACAAGCTATCCAGAAATCCCACGACAAAATTGAAGGCGATCCGGCCTTGGTCGCGAGTTCTCGCCGCAATGATAATTTCGCGCCGGGGCTGGCTATCCCACTCACCGAGAAGATCACCGAGGGCGAGCCCGGAAGAGAGCGCCGTTTTCGCATTGCCCCGGCCAATGCTGAGGCAAGCGATATTGATTCCCTTCTCCATCGCGCCGCGAATGAATTGCTTCTGAAACGGTGCCAGCTTGAGCGCCTGGCCCGCTTTTGGCCCTTCTGGAATCTTCAGACTTTCGAGGAATTTGATTGCCTTGGTGGAGTTCTTCACCCGAAAGCCCTCCCCATTTCTGCGAGAGCGAAAGCGAAACCCCATACAACGGTTTCCCCCCACACCAGAATTCGGGGCATTGGGACCAGTTTGCGCACTTCGGTTAAGTGGGTTTGTCTACCCACCCGCAGTAGGTATCCCCTAAAGGGGATATCCAACTGGGGCGGTACGACTGTCACCCCCACTTCCGCACTTGTCCGCACTTGTGTTTGGAGAGTGCGGGACAGATAGATTTCTCCACTTCCGCACTCTTCCGCACTTCGATTTATAGACTGGAGAAGGCTACACATCTTGCCACTCTCCACGGTCGAGAATAGCGCGGTCTTTGCCCTTGTTGTCCTTGATCGTCGCCTCAGTCAGCACCCCGACTTTGAGCCAGTGAGCGATCCATTTTTTGATCTTTGCCTTGTGCGCTTTGTTGTCAGTATCGAGCCCAAACACCGTTGCTATGGTGTCCCCCGCCCAATCGTCCGCTCGCACGTCCTTGCGCTTCTGTTGACCGGCCAGAGCCTTCTGAACTTCAAGCACCCTCTCAGGTGTCAGTTCATCAAATTGATTAGGCCATGACCAAGGGACAACCACGCCCACACTGTCACCATTGGCAAGCGTCTCGCTTTCCAGACAGTACCAGTCAGAGCGTTCAGCAGGCGGGGCTAGGTTGCACTTGTCAGAGATAACCCGAAAGAAGCGCCGGTGATTATCCACGCCAGCCTCTACGCCCTGTTCCTCTGTCATTCGGTTGATCGTCCGAACGTCGCGGGCTGCATCCGTGAGCGCCTTTCCACCTCGTGAGCTTTCGGCATTCACTTCAGCATCGCCTGAAGCCTTGCGGGTATGGTGTATCAGGTGAACCGCTGCATTGGCCTTATCGGCAATCCGCGCCCATTCCTTCGCGACCATATCAATTCCAACGTTGTCGTTTTCGTTGACCGCGTGAGAGCTGATGAACGGGTCGATAATCACCACGTCGATTCTCTTCTCCCGCATCTCTGCGAGGATAGCTTTTGACGTGGCCTCGTTGATGACTGGCCGGTTCTTTTCGATGGAAGCCATGACAAGCCGCTGATCGCGCCCGCTATCGATGTAGAGCTTGCCTTTGAGGTCTTCAGGCTTCAGCCCGTAGTGCTGGATAGCCGCCGCATAGCGCCGCTGGATTTCATCGAGTGGATCTTCAAGGTTGAAGTACCAGACGTTCAGAGGCTCTTTCACCCACTGGCCTAAGAGGTTTCGACAAGCGACCATTGCGAGGCTTTCAGCGATCGCCAGATTGGACTTGCCGACACCCCCAGGCGCAACAGTGACGTGAAGGTATTTGCGGAAAATGTTCCGGCCATAGAGACATTGCCGAGCTGGGAGCTTGGCAGGGTCTACCGCGATGAATGGGGAAGCCGTCACAGCCCTTTCCGGCTTGCGAGGCTGAACCGGCCTAGCGCCGTCCATAATGTCTCTGACTGCATCTAGCCCATTTGTTCGGTGAATGTCGTTCACGTCGAGTGTCATCCAACGCCCTCCGTGAAAACGGCTTGGATATGCAGCCTGTTACGTCGGGGACGCGTGACTAACGAGGTGATTTCGTATGTCTCCCCCTGCCATATCAGCCGATCAGAGGATTTAATGTCTGTGCGATAGTAAGTCTCGACCGCGATCCTTTTCCGCATCGTGTCCGATAGTCCGCCGTTGACGAATTCCTCGCCCGTTTCTGTTATAACTCGAGCCCGGAACGTATCCGTCACCGTCCATGTATTGACCGGCGCACCCCAGCCGTCAGTGCCATCACCAGCCGAAGCCAACTCGATAATTTGATCGAAGGTCATGCAGCGGCCTCCTCTTCGTCGATGGGAGCCGTGCTCAGAACTTCGATATTCCGCGCCGTAAGGGCAAAGGCGAGCGCCCTTGCCCCTTTGCGGCCTGACGGGTCATCGTCAGCCACAATCGTCACGCTCTCAATGAAGGAAGGGACAGAAGCGGCGAGCGATCCAAGCCGCCCCGCCGATCCTGCTACCCACAGCCCCAAGCCTGTCGCCTCGTGAGCTGAGAGCCCGTTTTCAATGCCTTCGGAGAGGATTAGCCCCTGCCCGTCGTTGGGAGGCGCAAGCATGATCGGGAAGCCCTTTGAGGGACCGACCATTAGTTTATCGCGATCCGTGCCAGCCTTGCCGCTGCCGTCCTCTTTGAGCAAAGTCAGGTGAACGCCCTGAACGTTTCCAGGTGGGATTTCATACCGCCCGCATTCGACTTCCTCAGCCATACCGAAAGCCGTGATCATTGCCGGGTGGTGCCCATATCGCCCCGGAAGGAACCGGATCGTTGAGGGAATCTCGCCGCCATACCCGCGAGACTGTTGAAGATACCGCATCACCGTCGCTTCAGCAGGGACAGAACGCGACCAGAGGAAGCGGGCTTTCTTGCGTTGCTTTGCGTCGTGATCAGGAGTCACTATCGACATGGAAGGCGAGTTGTGAGGCTTTCTGACTTCGCGTTTCCCATCTGGCAGGAAATAGCCGTCAGCGCCGCACCGAGCGCAGGTATAGGTCACGAAGCCGTCAGGCTTGATGAACACCCGGAGAACGCGCCGTACCCGATTATGAGTCGATTTCCGATCAGGTCCGCAGAGGGGGCAAGCTACGTCATGCGCCCCTGTTTGCATTGCTGTCGCGTGTTCGATGAATTGGAGGGAAAGGGCCTCAGACATTGCGCCCTCCCTTTGCGAAAACGTCGCTGCAAGGATCGTCGGGATTTGCGAAGCCGTGTTCAGGCAGTTCGCCAAGGTCCGCCGGATCGTGCTCGCCATAATCGAGCGGATCAAATTCAAGATCGTCAGACGTACCGACCGCCCAATTCGCTTGGGACTGGCTCGCCGGTGTGAGAATGCCAGCCGTATAAATCCGCCCTTTCGGTTGGAAATACTCCGAACGCATTCTGATATTCAGAGAGCCGAGAGACGGTTCAAAGTCTTCATCAGGCTCGCGCTCGTCGTCTAACTCGCGATCATCGGTGCTTCCATCGGCCCATCGCTCTTGACGGCCCATGATCCCTTCGACCGAACCAAGCTCAGGTTCAAAATCTGCATCCGGTTCGTAGTCGTCTGCCAGATCAATTAAGAGGGCGATCAGCCCGACCATTTCCGGGTCCAGACTGGCCGTGTCCACTTCGAACGCTATTGCGCTCGTCTCCTTCAAAAGGGTATGAAGGTCAGGTGCTTTTTGCTCTGCTTTGTGGATTGCACGTGCGCCGCTGACCTTTGCCGAGGTCGCGGCGCTTTCGCTTTCAGGGTTCAGCAAACCGTTTACACTGTCGCTGTAAGTGTTTGATTCTTCGTCGTGAACAAAAGAAGTTCGTTTACAGGAAACTCTTTTTGTTTCAGTCAAAGTGGAGGGATTGCAAATCCGTGTACCCCGGTTCGATTCCGGGCGGGGCCTCCAGTTTCTTTACAATTTCATCGGAGCTATGAGTGCAATGGCGCTGAAAAGCGCTGTGCCACGCACTTTGCGCGTTTACTTCTCGTTAATTGAATCATGGGAACTAGAAGATGTCTTCTCCTTGAAGACACCCCACCATCACCCAACGCCTCGGCGGGAGTTCGCTCCCGCCTCTTTTTTTTTTTTTGGCCCGAAGGTGAATTTCATATTTGACGCGGCGAATTCCTCTGGTTATATCCGCCGCTCCAATTGTTCCGCGATAGCTCAGTTGGTAGAGCAGGCGACTGTTAATCGCCCGGTCGTAGGTTCGAGTCCTACTCGCGGAGCCACTTCACCCTCATAAACTCTTGTTATTATTGTGTTTTTACGGTAACTCAGAGCAATCACCCACCATAAAACCCACCAACGATTTTGAACGCCGAACGCTGCTAAGGAACAAACTGCATCATACTAGGTGTCAGCCTTTGCGCGGCTGTTCAAAAAAGAAGCGCGCTCGTCAGGCGACGCTTGAACCCGTCTTCGTTCTCCAAATCAGCGGGAAGGACGGAAAAAACCCGTCCAACACGATCACGCAAATGCGCTGCGATAGAAGCATCCTCATATTGCGCCTCTACAAACAGAGACGTCGTTCGCACTTCTCC